ATTACCACTCATAATATGACCTACAAACCAAATAACGAAATCTGCAACTAATAAAGGACCTGCGTACATCATGTAAATTAAATTTCTCCTAACAATATCATCTGTACTAGTCCATTTTGGATCATGTCTTCTGTACCATTCATTAATACCATCAATAACAGCTGCTATGCCTTCAGTTGGTACAGTTTTCTCCCACTTCTTAACATCTCCATCAATAATTTGGTCTTCTCCAAATTCCGTTATTTTCCTCCATAGGTCACCCCACTCCGAGCTTTCTGGATTGATTCCAATGTACGAATCAAATTTACCTGGACTCCCTTGAAACATCTCCATAAACACTCCAAAATATCGACGACAAAGCAAAGTATAAGCTAAAGGTGGAATTTCAAAAGTTCTAGCGAGTTTTCCTTGTTTAAGCAATTCATCTTTTAAGCTACACGTCCATAAAGCTACCATTGGTCCTTTCTTTAATTCCAATTCCATAATTTGACAATCTTTCACTAATTGCCTGCCTGTATTTCCATTTAATAATAAATTTCCATCTTGATTAACAATAAATTCTGATTTACCAATTCCTAAATTGGTACATGGAAATCCTGCGGATGTGTTGACATTTATGGAATCTAATGTACCAAAAGGTGATGCAATAAGATTCCACGGAACTAAACAACCCTCTACTGGCCATATGTGACGTGGTTTTGGAAACAAATCTACGTAGCTATGAGCAACTTCTAAGCAAGCATCATAAGTTAAATTCGTGCGATACATTTTAGCGTAAAAAGCGGTGGACATTAACAACGGATCATAACCACTATAGTTGTACAAATTTGCTGGTACTTTTATATGATCAAATAAACCACTTTGCATAAACTTATCATACAAACCTGTTGGAATAAAGCCATTAACTCTACTGTTATAATTTGGTGTTAAATGATTTGTTATAACAGCCTTACCTGTATGATCTCCCAGACCACACAATACTTCAGACATACTTGCATACAATGGTGCAAATCTTTCATCAATCAATTTATTTGGATCTTCACAACCTCGATTTTCTAATACTACTTTAACGTGACTAAT